TGCTCCCATGCCTGCACCAGAACCTGCTCCTATGCCTGCACCAGAACCTGCACCAGAACCTGCTCCAGAACCTGCTCCAGAACCTGCTCCAGAACCTGTTCCACAACCAGCACCCGCACCCGCTTTACCAACAAGTTTAGTAGTAAATATAAATAATATTCATGGAACTACAGGATCCTCGGGCGGAATTGGATCATCAATTTTATTTACTGATTATAACGCTAATAACCAACTTACATTTTTAAGATTAAATATAATTGAACCTATTGTAAATTTACCACCAGCGGATGAAAATCAATTTAAAATTGGAGATACTGTTTCTTTAACTTTTCCACCTATGGAGGATGGGGGAGGTCGTTTTACAGTAAGAACTGGTACAACTCTAACTTCATATTATTTTTCAGATATTCTTAATGTAAATGGAACTATAAGTGAAAAAAGATATAATAGCACAAATACTTTAGGAATTACGTTTAATCCACCTATAAATTTACCATTTCCTTTTACTGGTAGTTGGTCATTAGAGGTAAATCGTGATCCTTTAATAGGAACACTCACAAAAGATTTAAGACCTCCAGTAGTAGATCAAAAAATAATTTTACGTGTAATAGGTTCTGGATCAAATGGAAGAGAAATATCTCCTAATAGTTTAACTTTAAAGTTAAGTGATACTAATGGGATAAGCGTTGGAGATATTAAGAGAATTTCATTTAGAAGTGGGTTATATCAAACATATAATTTTGTGTCAGGGATACAAGATATTTCTTATCATAACTATACTTTAGCAAATGGTTTAAGAAGAATTACAGCAGTAACACCAGATACAATTACCATACTAATAGATCCTCCATTACCAAAACCTGCTTCAAATATGGTGCTTGGTGAAATATCTACTACTGTTTTTTCTGAAGATACTATACCAGCAAGTATAACAAATCCAAACTTGGTAGCAGGTAAAGTATTTTTAAATGCCAACGCGTTTGAAAATTTAAAAATAATTGACACACTAAATATAACAAATAATAGTATTACATTTTTAATTGATCCTGTTGTGAGTGTTTTAGATTATAATGTAGATTATACTGTTAGAATTAATATAACAGCAGGTCAAATAAAATTAATAGGGGATGTAAATGATAATGATTCTCCTAGAAATAATTTTATAAATGCTAACACGATAAATAGAATAGGTAAAGTAATTGGTATAAGTTCTACATCTGAAAATAGTATTACGATTGAATTTAACCCTCCATTAATCCCTCCAATTATAAATGGAGTATTTAATCTACAGTTTATAAATTATAGAAATGCAGAAGGAAATAATTTAGATGGAACTATTAGTTATATTTCATCAACCCCTCCACCTTCTCCTGCACCAACACCTTCCCCCAGTCCTGCTCCTCAACCTACAGGACCTACTGGTATACTAAATATAATTGCTGGAGGTTCATCTACTAGCTCATTAAATAATCCTACATTTATTGCGTTTGATTCATCTAATGATTTATATATAAGCGACACTAGTAATAATAAAATTGTAAAAGTTAATCCAATTACAAAAATAATGACACAAGTAACTCAAAATAATGCATTAAACTCTCCATCTGGTATAGTTTTTGATACATTAGACAATTTATTTATAAGTGATGAAGGTAATAGAGTAATACGTAAGATAAATTATGGAACGAATGCTCTTACAACTTTAACAAATATTCCTGAATTAGCTGGATATGGTGATATATCTTTTGATATAGCAGGCGGATCTGAGAATGGTGGTAATTTATTTTTAACAAATTCAACAAATAATCTAGTAAGAAAAATAGTATTTCCAACAAATCAACCTATTACTGTATATAATGATGTAAATAATCCTAGAGGTTTAGCATTTGATTCTAATAATAATATATATATAGCAGATACAAATAATCATCGTATTATTAAAATACAGGCAGTAACTGGTATAGTAACAACAGTAGCAGGTAAAAGAGGTGTTCAGGGATTTAGAGGTGATAGTGGGTTGGCAAAAAATGCTTTATTAAATTATCCTAGAAATATTACGATTGATTCTACTGGAATTTTATATATAGCAGATACTGGTAATAATAAAATTCGTAAAGTTGGATTAGATGGAAATATACAAACTCTAGTGACAGGTGTTGATACTCAAGGGCAAGGTATTAATAGTCCCTATTGTCTAGCATTTAATAATAATGCCTTATACGTTGTATCACAGGGGAATAATAAAGTTTATAGATTAAGTAATATTCAGACTGGTGGTAGAAGAAAATATAAGAATAAAAAATATTCTACAAGAAAAAAGAATAAGAAATCTAGTCGAAAGAAATTTCATAACTGAAATTATCTTAATCAAAAGAAATTTCAATAGAAGTAAAATGCTTTTGCATCTGTTTTGACGGAACATTATCCGATACAGTTGCTTTACGACGGGTCATACGTTTTTTAGTATCGGTTGATTTATTTGTTTCAGTCACTTTATTTGTCTCTGTTGGTTTATTTTCATCTTTACGGATTTTGCGAATCTCTTTTGCAGAATTATTCATCTCTGTTTCAATAGTTTTCCAGTTTAATTTAATATAATCAATTATTCCTTTTTCAATCGCCCAACGAAAGAAATTTAATTTTCCAACTGTAGTAATAAAAGGAGGAATATCTTTTAATTGAAACAGTATGCGTTCTCTTCTACAAAAAGGATCAAATAATCTTTTACTGTATGCTTTTAATTGATTCTTATAATCAATATAAACAAAAAACTCTTGACTTTTATGTATATAAGAAATATTATGAATCTTTGAATAGTTTGTAACAAACCAATCTATTAATCGTAAACTAATATCAGATTCTCCTTCAAATAAAGTTAATATTTCTTGAATATCACTACGATTAGTATAAAACTGTTGTAAACTTTGAATGATTAATTCTTGTTTACAAAAGATTTTTCGTTTACGTGTTTGGGGATCTGGAGTTGTATGAAGAACAACTTCTGGCGATTCCATCATTCTGTGTCTAAATTTGTTCTAAATATTAGTTTAAGCCTATTACAGATGGCTGACTCAGCACCCCCTAATTATAATCCAAATGAAAGTATGTTATCTGGTGGAACTGATATGCCTATTATGAAAGTCATGGGGGGTGGAGGGGTTGGAGGCGGCGGAGCAGAGGGAGGTGGAGCAGAGGGAAGTGGAGGGGTTGGAGGCGGAGAAGGAACCGCTCCAAATGGATATAATGAAACACAGAGTTTATTATCTGGTGGTATTGATACTCCTATAATAAAAGTAGAAGGAGGAGGATTAAACAATACAAATTCACCAATTTTTAAAGAAACAAATATTAACAAATATAAAGCTTTTATTGAAAGTGATGAAGAAAAAAAAGAAGAAGCGTTTGAAAATATTCGTTTTGTTGAATTATACAAAAAAGCCGATACAAATGAATATAATAAGTTCATAGCATCTATACAAAATGGGACAAAATTAGATCTTGCTATAACTAAGATAGAAAGAGAAATTCAACAACCTAAAAAACTTCATTTTATAAAAGCTGGTAATAAGATAGAAATTTCGAGTGTTAATTCTAAAAATGATTCTGGTTACGAAAAAATTAAGTTTATATCTACTAAAACAAAAGAAGTTATTATTCTCCCTCCTGTAACTAACCCAGAAGATTTTTTTAATATGATTTTATATTTAAAACAACATGGTTATTTGAGAATTGATGGAAATACTTTTAAATTAAAACGTAATTGTTTTGTTATTCATTGTTCTATAGATTTAAATAATAAGATAAATAAATATTTTTATCTGAAAATAAAACTATCAAATAGTAACTATGAGATTATGAATTTCCCTTATAAGATAGTATATCCAAAAGAAATTGATGGTTCTAAAGGGTTATTGTTTTCTAATATACCATTAAGTAAACCAAGTGGATTAAATGATTTAAAACCAACAGATTTTAATGCTATCACCGAATATAATATTGGTAGTATGTATTATACAAAATTAGAGGATACATATAATGAAGAGTTTTCTAAAATTTCAGCTGGTGATAATGATACAGATAAACCTACAAGTTATTCAATCACGTTACAGAAGAAAATAGCAGTAATTGATTTAATAGATGAAGATCCAAATACAATTAATGTTGATATAAATGGTATCTTTTATAGAATACGTGTGCCATATTTAAAATCTTTTTCAGATAAAGTATATAATAGTTGGTTAAAAAATAAGTTTACAACTGATGAAAGGCGTTTGATAGAAGATTTATATTTAGATGAAATTCCAGATTTAACAACTAGAAAACCAGAAATACTATTTCAATTAACTTATTTTAAATGTTTCAACGATGTTTCACTTTTAACTAAGTCTGAATGTACGTTAATGAGAGAGCATCTAGAAAAAATATATCAGTATATTCTGGAAAAATATAATTAATCTACCCGACATTTGTTAAGTGTATAAATCTATTTAATAAGTAGGTAAATGAATAAACGAAATAGAACATATAAAAATATAAAACAGGGAGGGCAATTTCGTGGACTTAGAAGAAGTTCTGGTTCAAGAAGTATTGGTTCGACTGGTGCTAGTTCAAGAGGTTTAGGTTCAAGAGGATTAAATATGACAGCTAATCCGATGAGGGGTCCTGGCTCAGGATATGATCCTTCAAGAAGAAGACCTCCTCCTAATAGAACATTAGCACAGCGCGCTTCAGCCGCGTTAGGCGCAACAAGAAGAGGAATAGGGAGAGCTGCTTCTGGTTTAGGTAGTATGGCTTATAGAGGAGCAAGTGCGTTAGGTAGAGGAGCAAGAAGTGTTGGAAGTGCTGCTTATAGAGGAGCTAGAGCAGTTGGTAGTGCAGCTGCTACTGGAGCAAGAGCAGTTGGCAGCGCGGCTGCTAGTGGAGTTAGTGCGTTAGGTTCTGCAGCAGCTGGATTGGGACAGTCCGCTGCTTCAATCACACAATCTGTTTTGGCATCTCAACAACCTGGTGCGTATCCTGGAGCTTATCCTGGTGCGTATCCTGGAGCTTATCCTGGAGCTTATCCTGGAGCTTATCCAAATGAATTCCCTATGGATCCTGGTGCGTATCCTACTGGAACCCGCGATCCAAATGAGGAATATTATTATAATGATAATACACCACGAGGACCGCCACAAGGACCACCTTATAACAATTTAAATGAAAGGGGTTATAACAATTTAAATGAAAGGGGTTATAACAATTTAAATGAAAGGGGTTATAACAATTTAAATGAAAGGGGTTATAATAATTCTGAATATTTAAATAATACACAGTCTATATCTAGAAATATTGGTAGGAGTGGTTCTAGGAGTGGTTCTAGGAGTGGTTCTAGAAGGGGTGTTAGAAATATTGGGAGAAATAATGTTAGAAATATTGGCAGAAATGTTAGAAATATTGGCAGAAATAGTCCTAAAAATAGCAGTAGAAGAATATCTTCAGTCAGCCCAAGTTTAATAGAAAATGAAATTGTCCCCGGTATTCCTATGGATGTCAGTCCAGAACAGTATGATGGACCACAGAAACCTGGTATCTACAAAGTTCCTTTCGAAAAAGATGCTAAAACTGGATTTTTACAAACTATGTTTATGACACGTTCTCCCGAAGGTTATAAATACTATAAGATTTATGGAACAGATGTTAGAGCACTTGAAACTGATATTAAAAACTTCATAAGTTTCGTTAAATCAACAAACTCTCCAAGTGGTAAGTTTAAAAATACATTAGATGATTCTATTAAAAGTTTAAAGTTGCAGATTGAAGAACAGAAAGCAAAATACGATGCACTTGAAAAACAGTTTAATTACTTAGAACCTGAACAAAGAAGCATGGCATCAAAGACACTTGCGCTAGTTCAATCTAGAATTAATAATTTAATTGAAGAACTTGATGATGCGTTACGTATAAAAGAATCTGCTTAAAATAGGTTGATGGATACAAAAGGGACAAAAGAGATAATAAAAGCACTTAATCCAGGATCTGAAATAAGAGCTATAGATAAAAAAGAAGAGGAGTTTATTGAAAGAGCACAATTACGTAGAGATTCAAAACGTGATTCAGTATTTAGAAGAGGTATTGATTATTTAAAAAGAAGGGGGACGCAAGGATTACGTGGAACACGTAAAGCTATAGGATCATTTTTTCAAAAACCTCTACCCAAAACAAGAAGAATTCCTAGAGCAAACACGACTAATATTCCAATCAAGGTTAAAAGACCTATGAAAAATGTTCCATTCGAGAATTATGGAGCAGAAGGACGATTAGCAGCACCAAGTTCGTATAATAATCCTATGTTTAATAAAACTAGAAAGGTTAAAAGAACTATGAAAAATGTTCCATTCGAGAATTATGGAGCAGAAGGAAGATTAGCAGCACCAAGTTCGTATAATAATCCTATGTTTAATAAAACTAGAAAGGTTAAAAGAACTATGAAAAATGTTCCATTCGAGAATTATGGAGCAGAAGGAAGATTAGCAGCACCAAGTTCGTATAATAATCCTATGGAGTTAAATAAAAACAGGCTTAAAAGATCTATAGAAAATATCTCATTCGAGAATGAAAAGGTTAAAACTCCTATGGAAAATGTTCCATACGAGTTTTTTGAGGCAGAAGGAAGACTAGATGAACCAAAATCATATAGTAACCCTATGTGGAGAAGAAGTTGATCCACTAATCTATCCTATTTACCGCAATAAACTTAATGTAAATATTAAAAAGGCACCTGTTGCAACAAAAGCAATTATTTCTGTTTGATTTTCACTCGGTGAACGTTTTGATTCTTTTTCTAAATCATCTAAACGTTTTAATAGCAAATCAATCTTTTTCTGTAAATCGGTATTATTTGATTCGGTTTTAGGTTCTGGTGTCTTAGATTCTGGTAATTCACCATTTTCATTAAAATCTCTGGGCTTATACTGTAACTTATTCCAAATTGGATATGTGCCACCTGGTGTCGGTAAACTATCAAAATATGATGTCTTTTCATTAGTATTTGTATTTGTTATAGGTTTCCATGAATCTTCAAGATTTGGCAAAGTTAAATCTTTACCACTTGCTTTTTCAAAACCTTTTTCAGGTTCCTTTGAAAAATCACTACTAAACCCTTCAGTTACATCATCTTCATAACCTAAAAAGTATGATGGTAATTTAGTAGTAGCTTTTGGAATAGTAATTTTATTAGCACTTATGTCATTAAATGCTTCAGTTATATTTTTTGAAAATGATGTTATAGTTTGTTTCCCGTATGCCGGGCGGTCGGGGTCAATTGCTTTTGGATTAAAATTCGGGTCCAAAGATTTATGACTGTCTTTTGTTCTTTTCATTTTCCGTTTTTCATCTTTTCTTGCTTTTTCAGTCGCTACGGTTTCTTTAAAGGCATCTTCTAAAAGACAATAATCCATTGCCGTTCCTGTGAATTTGATAGAAATCTTATTCAGAAGATTCTCTAACTTTCAAAAAGGAAGATGGCACGATCTGTAAAATTACATGTTAAAGAGTTATATGAAAAATTCTTAACACCCATTCATGTTGTCTTATACTTTATATTAGCCATTCCTATACTATATGTATCTCAAATACCTGATGAGTATAAGAAGTATGGCGGTAATGTTTTTGTAAGAGTTATACTGTTTGGTTTAGTAGTTATTATTAATAACTATATTTCATATATTCATGCCTTACTCTTTGCTATGTTTGTTGTTCTATATGTTTCATTTTCTCCCGGCGTAAACGAATCATTTGAAGATTTACGCATGGTGGCACGTAAAGAAAGACGTTGGTATGATGAAGAAGTAATTGGAGAAAATCCTAGATTAATGGAAACAGAAAAAGTAAGAACACAAGCAGTTCAATCTTAATAATTATTAGTAGGATGGATTATGACGATATATCAAGAGTAGGTTTCACACTATTCTTTTTTATATGGAATATTGTTGAAGGTTTTAAAATAGATACTCATTATCCTAAAAATTTAGTTGTATTGTATGTATATCCTCTATGGAGGTTATTACTACTATTTACGTTTGTAATTGGAGGGCTTTGGTGTCAAGCACTTTCAATAATGATGGCATTTGCAATTACTTTCTATTTTATGGATTTACAACTTCTACTTTATAAATAGGCGTTCTATAAAGATGAGTTTTCCATTCCCCCAACAATCTCTACAGAGTCTAAATCCAATTGAAAATGTTATTTCATCAGTAAATGGAAATCCTTATTTTATTGGATTTATGATGTTACTCTTGAATTTAGGAGGAAGACATCTTGCAACAGGACTTACTCCGGAACAAGATAAGTTTTTTCAACAACCTTGGTTTCGTCGTTTACTTATTTTTGTTATATTCTTTGTCGGCACACGTAATATTATATCATCATTATTCTTAACAATCATATTTATAATATTACTTGGTTACTTATTTAATGACCAAAGTCAATTATACTTATTCAATCCAAATATACCAGAACAAAAAAAGAAAAAAGAAGAAGTAAAAAAAGAAGAATCTCCTAAACCAAACGGATTGACACCAGAAGAACAGGAAATTCATAAAAAGCTAAGTGATAAAATAGCACGAAGCTCAAATATGACACCAGAACAATCAAAAGCGACAGATGAAGAAGAAACTAATATTATTTCTCAAATTACAGAAACTTATATGGGTGTTATGTCAAGATTTTAAAGAATTAATAATAGTAAATATTAGAAATGTCTATAATACCATTCTGTAATTTACTATTGGGAACATTTAACGGTATAGCAACATATAAACAAAAACCAATTGATAATATGTTGTTAATTACGTATTTTAGTATTATTACACCGTATCAAATAGTATCTGCATACTCTAGATTAGATATAGTAAATAAACTAAACTTACGAGCTGTTAGCCCTTTTATTAGTGTTCCTATTTTTATATCTATAGCATTAGGTGCTAATTTATCAGTATTTACAATAGGACACGTGGTTGGTAAAATAGGGTATTCCGCATATTCTACACCGCTAAACTGACACTATTACCTACAGCGGTTCTCTTGCGACGACCACCGCCACGACCAGTTCTCGCAGATTCTGCTTGAGACATCATCTCTTCAGAATGTAAACTCTGTATCTCAACTGCTGCGGCAACAGCTGGCTGAGTTACAGTCGAAATAGATTCTGGCATCATATATACATCGTTACGTCTAGCTTCTTCAAATGTTTTTAATATGTCATCAACTCCAGTGGGGCCTTTCATCTCACGTCTTACTGATTGACTGGGAGCCTCTGTAGCAGCGACTGACTGAGGAGCATTTGGGGGCGCATTAAACATTTGTGTAGGCTGAGGATTCTGTGCCTGAGGATTACGACCAGAGTTCATCGCCATATTCATAAAATTACCAAAGCCTGGTCCAGCTGCAGAAGCGGCAGCGCCAGCAACCTGGCGAGCGATATCAGGATTATTGCG